GTAATGCTATCAGGTCAATGTCTGGGATGTCTGTACCCGTAGTCAGTACATTAGCATTTGTAACGGCGCGGATCTTCTTGTCCTTAAAATCCGCCAGTATCCGGTCACGCTCGCCTTTCGGCGTCTCCCCGGTCACGCATTCAGCGGTGATTCCGTTTTCTCTGAGCACGTCGCGGATGGCCATGGCGTGCTCCACCCCAGCGCAAAAGAATAACCAGGACTGGCGATCACGACCCAGCCGGATAACCTCCTGAACGACGCCCTCGTTTTGCATGGGCGTATTGACCATGGCCTGCAACTCGGATTCGATAAAATCACCACCCCGCTTATGCACGCCCTCTGTGCTTAGGCGTGTATTGGTCAGCTTGCTTCGTAATGGGGACAGGTGGCCTTTGTGCATCAACTCCTCGATGCTCACCGGCTCGATCAGCGGCGCCGTGAATATGGCCGGAGCATCGGTAATCAGCCCATGCCCAAGTCGCCATGGGCTGGCGGTCAAGCCCATCACGCGGAGATTGGGGTTAATGGCCACCAGATCATTAATGAGCGTCCGATACCCGCCTTCATCCTTGTGACCCACGAGATGCGATTCATCCACAATGATTAAATCCGTATGCCCCAGCAGGTGCGCCTTGTTGCGCACAGATTGGATGGCGGCGATGGTAATTGGCTCGCCAAGCTGTTTTTTGCGCAAGCCTGCCGAGTAGATGCCCATAGGTGCCCCCGGCCAGACCATGCGCATTTTCTCAGCGTCCTGCTCAATGATCTCTCGGACATGGCTGAGGATCAGGATGCGAACATCCGGCCAACTTTGGAGCATATCCGCGCATAACCCGGCGATGATCCAGGACTTGCCGGAGCCTGGGGGGAGTACGCAACAGGGATAACCATCAGGGTACTTCCCCCACCATGCGTACAGTTCATCTATGGTGCGCTGCTGATAGTCTCTGAGGCTCATCCGTCCACCCGCGCGTCCAGGTGTTCGCGATACTCAGCCATGGAGTGTTGGCCATGTGCGCAGGCCTTTGGGTTGGACAGTATCTCTTTGCTCCCAAAGATGCACACATCCGGCTCACCATTGGCGACCGGCTTACCTTCGATCTCATAAAGCGCGTCCCACTGGACTGGTGAATCCAGCATTTTCCATGGGGTCAGATCAGGGTGAAGTACATGTGCATCGCATCCTGTGCGCTGAAACTCTACCGGGATATTATCCCCATCCAACCGCTCGCAGCGCCAGGTAGAGTCCTGCATGGCGGTAGAATGGGCACAGGTCCGGCAATTCACTTCCTTGGTCAACTTTGTTTTGTGGCAAAAATCGTGTGCCGCACAGAATTTGCACTCATACCAGGTCGGGTCTGTGCTCAAAGGTGGAGGCAGTCTTGGGTCGGAAGCTATAGTATGACCACGTTTTACAGCCTTTTCCGCTATAGCTTTATCCAGTCGGACCCGCTCGGTATATATCCGGTCGTCATTCTTGCAAACGGCCACATACAGAGCGCGGTCCAGATGCTTACCAAGCATGTAAACCTGCATCTGGATATAGTGCTGTGGCTTGGATGCCTCTACCCCTTTTTTAACCAGATCATCAAAAGATTTCAGACCGTGGGTTTTTATCTCCAGGACGTGGGGCGTCTTTGGAGACTCAGGTACGCCTGTGGCAATGCCGTCCAGGGATCCAGAGACGTGAGTACCAAAGCCTACCCGGTCCTGAGTCCCGGTTATGTCTATACCGATGGATTCAAGGTCCTGGATGACGGTGCGCTCTTCCAGTTGCCCTCGCCGGAACAGACGAAGGATACGCCCAGGGAATGGCTCGATGACGGCCCAATGAAAAGACAGCCATAACCATCGGTCGCATGGATGGCCCAACATAGAGCATCCAAGATGTGAACGTGATAGCTCCGCGCGGGTCTCATGCCCCTTGTCAATGAGGGCCTGTATCGTATTTAATGGATCAGGAATCTCCATGCTGCTCTCCTTGTATTGGCCCCATCGCTGGGGCCTTATTTATGTTACTTTTTGGCCCAGGGGAGTGCGCTGGATTTTTCCACAGTAGCAGCCTTCTTTACGCCTCCGAGAGAAGCACCAGCAGAAGCCCTATATCCCTTGACTTCATTTTTATCCCCATACTCGACACTTTTCTGGATAGCGACTTTGATTTCCAGGTTGCCACCGATAAGCTGGTCCGTATCGCGTACCTTGGCCAGACCAATGGCGCGCATGACTTCACCCAACTGCTGCCGCCCGATCTCTTCCGCCTTCGCGCTGGCGTTCTTGATGTTCAGGTTGGCGAACACCACGCGCCCCTCGAATGATGGCCCGGTAATGTCCATGCGCACTGCGATGTATTCTCCGGTTCCGTCTTTGGTAGATTTCACCTCAGCAGCGGTGATGGTAGATGAATACCAGCCAGCGGGAATAGGCTCAAACTCTCCGCGTCCTTCTGGCAAGTCGTTGACATTAAACTCTTGATTAAGAATAGCCATATCAAATTTCCTTTTGTGTGATGGTAAATGATGGACGACCCGGTTTAGAGGTGATGGCGTCCAGTAATGGAGCAACCAGTTTTGTATCGGCGCTGTTCCATACCGATTTATTGATCTCCGCCTTCCAGCGGAAAAGCTGTGACAACATGGCCGTCAAATCATGCTCAGCCGCAATCTCTGTGACCTTATCCACATCGACCTTCCGGTCAATGCGCCCCACGACCTTGATAATGTAGCCATCCGTCTCATCCGTCTGGGTTCCTTCCACATCTGGCGTAAAACGAGACATTACGAACAGCCTGTCTTCCATATGGCGACGGCGTTCAACGGCATCCTGCTCTTCTTTCTTTGCGTGCAACCATCCCTCGATGAGTTCTTTACGAGTCATAATTTCGCACCGCCTTCGATAATCTTGATGATCTCCCCCAAGTCTGGAGCCATCCAGGTATCGAGCTTTCCGCTTCTGTCCTTTGCGGCCCATATACCGTCCGAGTCGCACATCAAGGCCCGTTGCGCGTGACCTTCATCATCCTTCTCCACTCGTAGCGCCAGCACCTCGTCGAAGAGGTAGGGAAGCTGCTGAGGAAGCTGCTTACCCGGCATGGACGGGCTATAGAGAATCCTCCCGGTTTCATCCGACTGTTTTTCGCACTTGGCCGAGAAATAGATATGCTTCCCGTTCATGTCCCGGAAGGATCTGATTAGGGTGGTTACTTGCGTGACCATCTCACCGTACGCCGCGCGGGGATCTTTGGAGTTGCGCTTCTCGGCGGAGAGGACTACTTCCCCGATCTCGCTCAAACTGTCGATGGCGACGGATTGAAACTGCTGCGCCTCCGCACTCTGGGTAAGCCAGGAATAGGCCTCTTCCAGAGATTCCATATCAGATACTTCGATAAATGGTATATCCTCACCCTGGAGGCTGAGCAAACCGCTTTCCGCTGATATGATGATAGGGTTGGGAAGCGTCTTGATTAGGGTGGTCTTCCCTGCACCACTCTGACCATAAACGAGCACCTTGACACCATTCATATGAACTGATTTTGTACTTCTAAGCTGCATTGCCATAGTATTCTCCTTGCATCAGCGTTCGGCTTATCCGGCTGCTGTGTTGCCATGATAGGCAGCATGGGGTAGTATGTCAACAGTTATTTGTATCTTTCCTATACTATAAAGGGCGGCATCATGACTCCTGAAGAAATTCGATCTGCATTAAAAGACCGTCGCTTGGACATGGTCAGCAACGCGACCGGGCTGCACGTCAACACCATCCGGAAGATCAGGGATGGTAAGAGCACAAACTCCAGATACGAGACGATTGTTATATTAACCAAGTATCTGGAGCAGCCTCGTGGCTGATATAACCTCTATACTCGGCAAGGATTGGTCGCCTCCTGAACCTCCAAATCGTGACCCACCAGACGTACAGATTAAGGATGCCATGCTCAAGGCTGGTATCGTTACCCTCCCCGCCACTATCCTTATGGATGGAAACCTGCACCGATTTTCCAGCGGCACAAAGGGGGCACCCGGCAAAAGTGATAAGCCGGGTTGGTACATCTTCCATCAGGACGTGGGTGGCAGCGTTGGCAGCTTCGGGTGCTGGCGATCTGGAATATCCATCAACTGGCATGAAGATATCGGCAGGGTGCGCACCATTGCCGAGGAAATGGCCCACTCCCGAAGATTGTCCGAAGCTAAGGTGGCCAGGGACGCGGCCCATGCCAGGGAACAGGAGGCCACAGAAGGCGTTATTGATGCCATCTGGTCAGGCGGCACAGGAGCTACACCAGACCACCCATATCTAGCACGCAAAGGCATCCAGCCGCACGGTGCAAGAGTGACCGGCGATGGTCGACTTATGGTGCCGCTTTACGATTCATACGGGGCTCTATCCAGTATCCAGTACATTCAGCATAGCGGCGACAAGCTCTATCATGCCGGGGCCCCCACCAAGGGCGCGTTCTGGATGGTTGGCACCATGGATAATTACCACACGCTCTATATCGCAGAGGGATTCGCTACTGCGGCCACCATCCACGAAACAACCGGCCAGCCCTGCATAGTGGCCTTCTCGGCCAGCAATCTCCCCGATGTCGCGCAGACCTTCAAGGATGCAAAAAACGTCATCATCGTAGCGGATAATGACGAACATGGCGTTGGCATGAACTACGCCACCCAGGCGAGCGCAAAAACCGGGTGCGCAGTGGTGGAAATCCCCATTGTCAAAATGGACGCCAACGACTATTTACTGGCGGGGCACGACTTGCTGGCGCTGCTTCAGCCGGTAAAAGATCAATGGCTCATCCCCGCAGACGAATTTTGCAGCAGCCCAGCCCCTATTCGTTGGTTGGTTAAACACTGGATACAGTCCGACGCCCTCTTGATGATTCATGGCCCGTCTGGTGGTGGTAAAACTTTTGTAGCTTTGGACTGGTGCCTGCATGTTGCCGCAGGGTTAGCGGATTGGAACAACAACAAAGTGCGAGCAGGAAGCGTAGTGTATCTTGCCGGTGAAGGCCATCATGGATTGCGTGGACGCATTGCCGCATGGAAACAAGACCATCCGGAAGCCGGGAAATTATCCATGTGGCTGTCTCGCGCAGGATGCAACCTGAACACGGGACCGGGCTATACCAAGGTAGCCAGTAGTATCCGGGATATGGATATTGCACCTTCCTTGATTGTGGTGGATACCCTTCACCGCTTCCTGGAGGGTGACGAAAACTCGGCACAGGATGCTAAAACCATGCTGGACGCATGCAGCTTGCTCATGCGCGATTTTAACTGCACTGTGCTACTGGTCCACCATACTGGCGTATCGGACGAGGCACAGCACCGCGCACGCGGGTCCAGCGCATGGAAGGGCGCGTTAGATGGGGAGATCAGTATCGTGCCCGGTAAAGATGGACGCCCCATAGAGATCATCCAGCGAAAAATGAAGGACACCGAAGAAGCCCAACCTATTTATGCCATCCTCAAGAGCATCCCCATCTCTGGGTGGGTTGATGAAGATGGAGAGCCCGTAACAAGCGCCGTGCTGGAAATATCTGAGGCACCGTCGGCGGCAATTAAAGAATCCCCATGGCGCAAGCACCTCAAGACGTTTGAACGCGCATGGTTCGCATCCGAGTGCGAAGAACGTGAAGGGATGCCCTATGTCAGCCGGTCGGCATTACAGAGGTTCCTCGTCATTAACGAGGGGCTGAGTGAAGGGGTTGCATCCTCTTGGTGTAACCCAGCCAATGCTACAAATTTGATATCCATATTGCTGTCGGCGGAGATACTTTCCGCCTTCGATCATGGGTGGATTGTGGTTAATAATACAGAAGGGTCCGCTTTAATGATGAGAAAACTAAGTTGACACTACGCATGATTATGTTGACACTACGGTAGATTATGTTGCGTCTACCGTTTTTTTAGTTGCACTAGATGCAACATCAAGATGAATAGTGTCAACAAAACAATATGTAGTGTCAACAAAAACGTCTGTAGTGTCAACAAAAACCTATGTAGCAGCAACACCAAGTTGACACTTACGAAGTATAAGTGTAGAGTAACGTAACGTAATACTTCGTACCCGCGCGCGTACCGCGCTAGGTACGAGTATTTACGACGGACCAACTTACCGAAGGAGAGCATACGATGGACTACCGCGAGATAGTGGAAACTGAAAAATGGCACTTGACAAATTCTAGATTGTCAGGTTTGGAAATAAAGGTACTGTTCACAATGATACTCAGCGCCAATTACAAAACCGGGCTTCTTATGATTAGCCAGGACGACCTATCCAAGACCTTGAAAATTTCCAGGCAGTCTATATCAAGACCCATCCAAAAACTCATAAAGATCGGCGCTATATTGCAAGTCACTGTGGGAATGGGACGTGCTCCATCTTCTTTCAAAATTAGAACAAGCGAAGATATGGATCTCCTATGCTCACAAGAAGTGCTAAATCCAGCCTATGAAATTTGGGAAACTGAGAGAGATTCCATATTCTCCGGCTTTCTTGAGGATCTCTGGGAAATTGGAACTGATTGTGAAAAATGCAAAGAAGGCGAAATGTGTCGTGAACATGCACAAGACACAAAGGACTTTGAAAATCGTCCAAGAGGAAAAGCCTATAGATTGTGGCTATCAGATCACCCAAAGCCAGAGTACAAGGTTAAAAAAATAATCCTCCCATGCGAGGATGGAAAAAAGTGAATACACTAACCCTCGCCTATCCCATATCAACAAACCGATATTGGAAGTCATTCCGCAATCACATGGTGGTCAGCCCTGAGGCAAAGGCGTACAAGGCCCACGTTTGCGCTGTGGCGCGTTCTAACGGCATCAGTGCCCCGACTGCATCACCCGTAGCCCTATCGTTGATCCTGAGGCCCGTACAGCCTAAGGATTGGCATAAGCGGCAGCAGACGGACCCGAACGGCTACACGGTGCGTTGTCTCGATATAGATAATTCGCTAAAAGTGGGGGTAGATGCCTTGCAAGGGATAGCTTACATAAACGACAATCAGGTCGTAGATCTTCACATCAAGCGCGGGATGCCGGTTGAAGGCGGCGCTCTTATTGTCTCATGGAGTGTATTGGCATGACCCCCACAGAATCCAAAATCATCACCATCCTCACCGAAACCCCGAAAACCTGGCGGGAATTGGTTCCATCGTTTCCGGATCGCGTTGAATTCAACCTCAGCATGTTGAGCTTGGAAAAGCAGAAGCTCATTCGATACAACCTCATCATCGGCTGCTACGAGGTGGTGCGATGACCGAGATCGAACACCAAATCCTGCAAACGCTACGCAGTGGCCCTAAATCGCTCTCAGAGCTATTTGGAATCCTTGGTGCCACATGGACAGCCGCCGAGATAGATAACGCACTAGACGCGCTCCTAGACGGCAAGAAAGTAGTTTCCCTCGTGGCTGTAGGCTTGTACACGCTGGGCGTGGACGCATGATTGTTACTTAAAGTAACTAGGATAATAAAAGTAATTAAGGAATAAAAAAGCAGAAAACATTAGAAAAAGCGTATATATGTTGACAAATGCGTTTCGTGAGGTAGAATCATGAGAAGTCCGTTATTGGAGATTCGACGATGTACGAAATAAAGGATGACGATTTTTTGACCGTCAAACAGGTCGGCAAGCTATTGATGATCGCGCCACAAACCGTCAGAAACTACGAGAATGATGGGCGCATCCCTCAAGCGCAACGTATCGGCGTTGGTAAATACGCGAAGCGACGTTGGTACGCCAGCGACATCATGCCATTCATCAAGGATATTCGCGGCGCTGCGGAAGCGTCCGTTCGACCAGACGAGATTCGCAGTATTCTCAGAGAGATCGCTGCGGGTGGCGTGGACATAGATGACAAAACATTAACCTCAATGGAGATCCCAGATGAACCAAAAAAACACCCCTTTGGACCTGTCAAGAAGGGAAGTTGTGCCCGCAAATAACATCACCGTGGGCTTTCTTGAAGGGACGTTGTGCATCGTCGCGCAAACCAATGACTTTGATGTCGTTCTAGCGCTACCCGGCACACTCGCTGCGGAGTTGGGTCGTGAGTTGCAGAACCCGAGCGCGGTGAGCTAGTCGTGAACGAAGTGATGGTTGGTGAAGTCGAATCAGACTACAACGGCCACACTTTGCAGTACATCCATCACGTAGCGTCTGCACTGGGCGATGCAGGAGCGCCCTGGGCGCGTGTAGCGGAGTTTCTGGGCTTCCAGTCCATGAGCGACTTGCAGCGCGTTCCTGGCGTCCGGCAGGTCTACAACGACGCGCGTCTAGCCCGCATTGTCGATGTGGGCGTAGCGATGAAGAGAACGGCGATGGAAGGCAACTACGCTGCGCAACGCTTCATCCTGGAAGTCGAGGCGGACTGGCTCAAGCGCGGTGAAGAGGTGCGTGAGGATATTCAGCGACTCCAGGCAGAGATGGTGGGCAATCTCGATCCAGAACAGGTCTTGAAGCAACTGTTAGCGGCTGACATGGCGCGTCTTAACCGACTACCTATGAACTCAACGGAGTTTGACAAGGTGGCGGATCGTGTGCGTGAGAACGCTACTATGCTTGCCCGGTTGCGTAAGGACGTTGCCGCAACGATGGTTGACGTGGACATGAGTTCGGCACGCGCATCGAGCGAGTATGCCAGACTGAGAATGACCTACAGCCACCTACCCGATGATGAGCTGCCAGCACATATCCAGAAGGCCCTGGCGGGTCTTGAGGCGCGGGTAAAAGCGGAGAAGAAACCTTGACCGAACGATCCAAGCGAGGCCGGTACACTCAGCGTATGCGTCACGACTCGGTGATGAGCCAAGCGGCGGCGATGAGCGGGCTTGATGATGCCGACGTGGATCGTCTGTTGAGTATCGTGGTGCAGATCATCGAGACAGCGGTGCGTGACGGATGTTGTGTTGAGTTGGCGGGTCTCGGGGTGTTCGAGGATACGGAGTGGAAAGAAAAGCCCTATCGCACGCCAGGCGGCGCGGTTGGCGTAATGCCGAAGTTTCGCAAGATCAAGCTGCGTGGGGTGCGTTTGTAGATGTATGTTGGGTACGATTGCAAGACGGCATGGGGTCATCACAAAACCCAAAGCACATTGCGCGATTTTGGAAAAAAGCAATTAAATTTTAGGGGGGTGGGGTCACTATGCGAACGCCGAGACACAATTGGGACGTCATAGCACTCATAGTTGGCGTGGCGAGCGGCTTTGTCGCGGCGATGTTGCTGCTGGCAGCGACCCTTATGTGGTGGCTGTTCGGCCAATGGCTGCTGGTGGGCGAGGCGTATGCCCTGTGGGTCTTCGCCCTCTGTGTATACGCGATATGTGTAGGGTATGTGGCGGCCCGTATGACATGGTGCAAGCGGTGATAAGCCACGATACATGCCACGAGATAAGCCACGACGACCTGGCATGGCACGTCATTGAGGTCGTAAGGCGTGGCCCGTACAGCCTTCAGGAGATCGAGGACACCATAGCCAACACCGGCATGGCCGTTCGTGGTGACATTCGCATGGTGATAGACATTCTGGAGCGATCCGGGGTGATTGAGTATCTATCAGCGGTCGGGTTGTACCGGATCAGGGCGCGGATATAAGTGAACGCGCACCTTGGTAGTTTTTGATATGCTTATATTATCCACTTCTGATATTCTTATATTAGCAGTTTGAGATATGCCACCTTGCTGACGCATGGCGTTATTCCCAAGGCTGAGGGGTAGGTACGCCGCACCAGCGTCGTTTGCGTGCATCCTAGGCCATCCTGAGCGCCTGCAATCGGTATCCATCCCCATGATCCTCCCTGTGCCAATAAAAAACGCCAGCGCATCTGATTAAGGATGGCTGGCGTCATGATGCGGATCGCTCCGCGTTATAGTGCCTGGTGCTGTTCTTGCGTCTGGTCCCTGCGAGCTGCCAAGGTCCAGACGCAAAATGCCCGCTACTCGTTAGAGTGCGGGCGGTGTGGTGGCGCTAGGTTGTAGCGCGTTACTGTGCCTATATTGTGGGGATTGCTTGTCTAATCCTCTGTATCCTCCTCTTCACTGTCCACAATAGCCCGCCCGCAATTATCGCAATAAAGGCTATTATCATAATTTTCTGCAATGTTCGCACCAATAACACGCCACCCGTCCCCCTTGTATGATGTTGCAATCTGGCGCAATTCCTTTTTTACGCACTCATGGCAAAGGCATCCACCATCATCTGTAATTGCAAACTTTTCATAACTACCCGGATTGGTATAGGGATACTTGATAATATCCAAAGATATGGCTATAGCTTTATCAACTGCTACACTGTCATGTATTCTAGTCATGGCTAATTATCCCTTATATATAGTGGTGGCCTTATGCTGACAGGGGAGCATAAGGAAAGTGTGTATATTTGCGCGCTTTCTCTGTCGGAAAAATAGTTGGTTATGCCAGTTTGCAAGTCTTTAGCAGTATATAAAAACTCTTTATTTTTCTGGTGTAGCACTTCTCCGTTTTCTTCAGTAATCATGCTTCACCCCCAAAATGCGAGCAATCTCTAACAATTGCGCTAAGGTTGCGTATTTCCGAAGAAAATCTTCCACTTTTCGCCTTAAATGTTTCTGTTCTTCGGAAGTCATACTATATCCTCCAGTTTGCCGACAATATAGCGGCACTTACCCGCCACATTGTCACCGCATATTTCCGGATGGTACATCATGACCATAACATCCTGTACGTCTGGATGGTGGCGTATCCACTCAGCAACTTGTTTTTTGATGCCCGCCCTGGTCCGGCAGGTGGTCAGATATGCAACGCGACGCCCGAACGCCCCGCACCATGATATTTTGGCCTCAAGTGATAATTTAGTCATGATTGCACCTCAATCATGCCGATATGACGCGTTAAAAACGGACCCGCTGGCAGACAGGAGAAGTGCAAGAAGACATCAACATGGTCCGCCTGTAATGCGCGCGCTGCCCTCTTTGCTTGGCGTGTGACTGCCCCTTGCAAGGCAGGGATATGTTTGCCATCCGTATCGTAATCACGGGTTAGGATGCCACGTCCGATCCGTATCCCGTGCCTGTATATGTCGTAATGCCCGCGCATGGTGTTTTTCATGATTGCACCCCCTTTAGCGCTTCTATGATACGCTTGGCTTGGGCGACAGAGACACTAAACCGAGTAAAATACACCTGATCCGCGCTTAGGCCAACCTCGGCCTCACCTACGAATCCAGGTAAACTAAACCCGTGGCCGCGAACATACGGAGCGCCAGCCAGCGCGGCAAGATCGTTTGCTACTGCGATGCGTTTTTCGGCTATGCTTTCATCCTTGGCGCGTCTCGCCACCTCCACAGCATACCGCTCCGCATTTGGCGCCAGTACGTCGCGCTGAATGGCCTTAGCTATGACATCAGCGGGGCGTGAATCGCTATAATTGCGAGCCTTTGGGCGATCCCGCGTGTCAGTAGGCCAGTTCACGCCGATTTCTATTTTACCGTCCAGCCCCCACCCACCAGCCCTGCAAAATATCGGCGGGTTTGTGTTGATGTATGCCGCTTCCGATAAGGGGCGTTCATGCGCTTGCCGTATGGGCGCATTTAATAATTCAGCGAGTTGCTCAAATAATGTGGCCATTGGTGTATCTCCTGTAAGGTGCCATTGCTGGCCGTTTATCGGGTTCTGCCCGTGTATGCGTCCTGTCCAAAGGCGCATAGGCTGGCGTTAATGCCAATAATGAAAAGCTGATTCGCTCCGTTCACGGTTAGAGTCATTCAGGCCGTGATCTTGCGATATATCTCGCGTCATGGGTTTAATGCTGGCGTCCTCTATCTTGCTCAGTGTCCAGAATGAAACGAACAGGGCGACAAAGAGTCCTAAGCAAAAGAGCTGCCAGAAAAGAACAGTGCTCATGGCAGCACCAGCACGGCATGGATGTTATCGAGTGCTACTGTTCCCCGTTTTTGGGTAATAATCCCCCATTCTACGTTAGCGCGCGTTAGCGCAATTTCTCTACGCAATAGAGCCGTACGCTTGGCGCTTGTCTTGCACTGTTCCGCAATGTGGCGAAGCGTATGATAATTCATGGGCAAACGATACGGGATAATCTCGGTATTCATGGCATCACCTCAACAAAAGCGGCAAGGAAAAACAGGACGGCTATGATCGGAAAAACCAGAAAGAAAGCGGCGCAAACGGGGCCTAGAATTTTCATGAACAAGCCCTGCCAGCTTCACCGGGAGTAGCGCCAAGGCTGAGAAGCTGATCCCTGCACTCTTGGGGATTGTGGCTTATCACAAGGTTGTGTTTAGCTACTGTCCTGTACCACGTATTCATTGTGGCAGGCGTATCGCAATGTGGAGGCATAGGCGGCAAAGTGGCACTGTTCATCGTCATTGCTACTGCTAAAAGAGTCATCATCATGTCAGCGTTTCCTTGTGCAAAGTACATATATGTATAGTAGCAAGTGCATAGGCATTATGCAAGGATTCATTGCATGTAATTTGCACTAGACTTTTCTATATAGTCATAACATTCATTAGGGCATCATCAGTGCAAGATTCGTGCCAAGTAACGACGCAAGGCTGTTATTTATTATTGGTGCAGCGTATGCGCAGCGCGATGGCGTCATAATGACAGTAAATCTAATATAATCAACAGCATAATGTAACATATCTTCGCATTAGTAATGCGACGTTCGCAATGACAGGGCGCGGGGGGTCGGGGCGTGGCACGGATCTTGCTAGGTACAGGGGGTCTACCCCCTCGCGGAAAATTCACTACTTCCCAACACGCCCCGACAATAGGGTGTTACACCCTAGGGCACGATGCGCTATAGTCATCTCACTAAACAAGGAGAACGCATCATGGCACGAACGGTAGATAGGATTAAGAGTAGTTTTTGGATAGGGTTCTGGATAGCGGAGGCATTCTGGTTTTGGGCATGTTTCATAGCATCCGGCTTTTCCGATCATCACCTGGCGGTGTTTGTTATGCTCACGCTGTTCACGTACATATGCACAGCCGTAATGCGGCGTGCCGCGCTGATCGGCCACAAGGTCAGGACGTGGAGCGACAGCGATGATTGATTACGTAATACAGAAGCATTGAGAGGAGAACCAGAAATGCCTAAATACGAAGATTTTAAAGTAGGGGACGTGTGGATTTGCCGGGATGGGAGCGAAGTGACTGTTATAGACCTACAAAAGTCCCTCAATTTCCCGATTCGGGCGAGAGTTGCGCCGGACTACACATGCGTCTTCACTAAGGACGGGTTCTACCGCGCGGATAAAACCCCCCACCCCTACGACCTCATGCGCCCAAAAACACCACCCCTCGACCTCACGAAGCCACTACGGTTCATAGGGGCCATTGAAACCTTCTCTGCATCCGAGATAGAGAATGCCCCGGAGCCCGTGACGCTGAAACGATGGGCCACTGTGGATAAGGTTGATGGCGAGTGCAGCGGATGTTATGACACGCGAGAAGGGGCAGCGCGTAATTGCAGTAATGAACAAGTGGTTGTAGAACTCACCGGCGAGTACGCGCCATGAACCCCCGCCGTTCCGTCTCGGTGGCACGCGCCTTGAAGTTGGTGCTTGAAGGGTACTCGCTATCCGAAGCTGCGCGACTGGCTGGATGCAATGTACGATCTGTCCGGCGGGCGCTGAGACAAGACGAGTTGGCCGCAATACAAGGAGGAATTAAGAATGTCAAATCCTGAATTCTATGCAAATGGGTTGGCAAGAACAAATGTAGTTAAAGGGGCTGGGTTGGTGCCGTCGATTGCCGAGAACGGGCATACCGTGTTCAAGGTGGGATCAGTAGTCCGGTTGAACAGTGGTGGACCTCTGATGACGGTTGAAGGCCATGGATGGAAAAATGAAGGGGCCTAAGTCATCTGTATACGCGATGCACATGGATAACCTCTGATGGCCTGCATCAAAGTGCAACATTTGCAAACACTGCGATATACATAGCCACTGCGATTAAGGCTGATCACAAAGGATAACGAAAAAATGGAAATTCTAAATTATGGCGGAGTACCCATACATTTGTGGGCTGACGCCAGTGCGGTTGAGACACAAGCCTTGCAGCAACTGAGCAACATTTCTAATCTCCCAGTATTGGCTGGACACATTGCCGTCATGCCAGATGTGCATCTTGGAAAGGGCGCCACGGTAGGGTCTGTGATACCCACGGAATCCGCCATCGTGCCCGCATCGGTTGGGGTGGATATCGGCTGCGGGATGTGTGCGGTGCAGTTGAGCTTGACCGCTAAAGACCTGCCCGACAGCCTGAAGGTCATTCGTGCGCAAATCGAGCGGGATGTACCTGTGGGACAGGGAATGCACGATGGGCGACGATATCATGGACAGATGGCTTCACATCTGGAACCAGGTTTTGACGCCATCATGCAGCATGCGCCGGATTTGCTGGACCGTCGCAAGACCAAGGACGCATGGGCGTTGCAGATTGGCACACTGGGCGGAGGCAATCATTTCATCGAACTTTGCCTAGATGAACAGGATAATGTGTGGATTATGCTGCATTCTGGTTCCAGAGGCATCGGTAATGCCATCGGTCAATACTATATCAGCAAAGCCAAGTCCTATATCGAGCGGTTGGGATATGGCTTGCCAGATAAAGACTTGGCGTGGTTGCCGGAGTCAGATCCTATTTTCGCAGATTACTGGAGCGCATTGTCCTGGGCACAGG